AAAGAATCGACGGCATCCAGATCGGGTCACAGATATTCAAATACGGCAGTAAGGTATTCCAAACAAATGGTGGGTTCCTATTGAAGTTCGCTGGCGATACTGATCAGTGGCTCGGAATGTTCCCTGGTTGCTCCTGGGATCAATTCTACGATGAAGTGATGGTCGACCTCATCCCACAATGTAATCCAACGGCGGTTATGCAACGCCTAACGATTCCAACTGTAATGATGTCATTCAAAGCCGTTGGCACGTGTACGAAATGCTCAAGCAATACTGATTATAAGTTTTGCTCAGTCTCGTGTTGGTTCTTCGATACTATCGAGATGGTCCGGGAAGTCATAGCCAATTCTGACAACCAGAACAAGATCAATCAGCAGATAGATTTGGTACAGCGAATGGCTGCAAAGTTTGGGGATTTAGTCAATGAGGAACAGCTTAATCCAACTCAGCTGTAACGCCTAGCGTGCACGTCAGCTTGTTCTCGGCATATTCCCAATGTGCCCATTGAACTTTCAGCGTGTAGGACTGATTGAACTCAGGTGGGAGCATCAGTTCATCTAGGTCCTGCTTGACGCGATAGAGTTCCTCATCTAGCGCGTCTTGGATCAATCCGGCATCTGCGCGGGCTTCTCCGCCTTGCTCATCTGTGAATATCAACATACCAAGAGCTTTGGTGGATGTCGAGCTTGTGATTTGCTGGACGTGCTGACCTTCCATCTTATAGTCGCGAACTTTCGCTTCTACATGTTCTATGCGCCAGTGAATGTTTGGTGGAACATTTTCGATTGGAATGTCGAATGCCAGCACGGCGGCGCCATAAATCTCTTCAACATATTCATGCGACGGTAGAGGACGGGCACCCATTGCACTAGGATAGTCGCCTGGATCGTCCCATGTAGTCTGACCAACATCAAAAGCTTGTTCTTTAACGCGCAGTTTTGTGACATTCATGTTGACAAATACGCGCAAATCGCTCTCGATGTCTTCGAGGATGATCTTCGGATCAAGCGAGAGCCGACCAGCAAGCTTCCGAATATCGTCTTCGTTAATCATCCGCGTCCTCGGCGTAGAGTGTTTCTCGCTCTACCTTTACCGGGAGCCTCCCAGTTAGACACACCAGTCATGCTTGGCATTAGATCCGTCGTCAGCTCACGCATGTGCTGATCGATCTCCAACCCATTTCTCTGCGAGAGATCTCCGGGCGTCTTATGTTTCTTAACTGGACGATACCGTAGATACTTCTCGTGCAAGCAACTAAGTTTCATTTAGATTATCGTAAGTCTGAACGGATCAGTAACCCGTGTTTCGCCATTTGGTAAATACACTGTGATTCGGTATTGGTACGTGCCTACTAGGAACTGGTTAGTGTCAAGCGTATACTGAATCGTGAACGGGTTGGCACGATAAGATCCTTGCCGAATACCAATGCGGCATGGGGCATCCTTCACGAGAATTTCGTTAGCGTCAGTTTCAATCGTGATCGTCGCCCGGAGACGGGGAATGAGCGGCGCAATTCTGTTGAAATCGAAGTCATACAACGGAAGGGGCATCATGCCGACTTCTAAGGTCCGAATTTCCGGCTTCTTAAAAATCTTATCCAACGCCTCGAAACCAAGGCGGGGAACGACTAGGCCATCATCGCCGAAGACGCCATCCGGGAACACAAAGAACTTGTTTGAGATTGACGACCAGTTCGCGGGTACGTCGGGATTGAAACGTTCACACGGATCGGCCGGCCCCGGGAAAGGCTCGGTGCCAAGATCGTCGCAGGGAGAATCGGCAATAAAGCGCCAGACGTCAATGTACGCCTGGGGCGCTCTAAATGTCGTAGGGACTAAGAATGGTAGAATATATTCTCCAACCTTAAAAATTGGCGGGCCGTTCGGGCTGCCAGGTGGAGCTGGCATTGGATCAGTTCCACATGGTCCAATCGGTGACGTTCCACACTGCCCAGTAGGATTAGGGTTTACAACCGGTGGTGTTATTTCTGGGCGAATCAACGGAGACGGATAACCTGTAGCAGGATCGATTGGAATCTGAGCAACCAGATTTTCTGGCTTCTCACACCCCTCGTAGATGTCTATATGTCTGATACGGCATGGATCAAACGGAACGCCATCTCGAAAGAATGTGACGTTCAGATAGACCACCCCGCCAGTGCGAGCTGATATTCTAGGATCGGCCATACTAAATCCCCTATATTCTTCCATATATTTGGAAGAGATAGGTATATTAAGCTGGCGGTCGTCCTGGAGAAGGTGCGACCTTGTCTGGAGCCGTAGGTGCGTTGTTCTTACGGCTATTCTCTTCGTCCAGTTTCTTGAGCCACCATTTCCTGTCTTCAGCTGTAAGCGCCGCTTGTTCCATCAGAGTCAGGTGCCCATACTGCTTAAGCAGGAAGGATTCTTCCATTATATGCCAGTATTCTTGTTCAAGAATTTCCGGCGGCCTTTGGACGAAAAAAGCTCTCCGTAATCGGAAGCTCCATTCTCATCTCTTGGCTACAACTCGGGCATGTTACCGCAATAGCAGTATCAATGCCGGGCGAGTTGTCCTTAATGAATTCGCGGATAGTAGCTGTATCAGATGAATGCAGCTTACTTACAAGATTCTTAATTTTGACCTTGTCCGTCGAACCCATCGCCTCAATAATAAGCATGTTGAGGTTGTCTTCGAGAGTCTGATCGGTGTCAACTTCAGAATTGGCTATGAAGTTCTTATCCGAAGCGTTGCGTCCAGTCGCCTGAATCTTCTTGAAGACCTTCCGGCCAGTCAGCATCTGCTGCATGTCGTAGCCACGAAGTAGACGGACCTTCACCCAGAAGTCCGTCTTCGAAAGCTTAGACATGTGCGGTAGTACGATCTTGAATGGTTCAGTACCAAGACTATACTTAGGCTTGATTATTGTCCTCTGGAGCTGGTTTAGATCGTATTCGCTTGTGTGTGTCTGACCACAGTCTTCGTTAGTGCAACGGACGATGAATTCATAGTTGTTGCCGTGCGTAATGCCGCGCAGATAATACAGCAGGAAGATGCGATCGCCAGCAAGCAAATTCAAGGGGTTGAAATCGCCCACGGGGAACTTTACACACTTCCGGAACAGCCAATCTAGCGACTGACCGCTCTGTGCTAGTCTCTGTGTGGCCAAAATCTTATCTGCAAAAATGCCCATTGGGCGCACTTGCACGCGACCACCAGGCACTGCGTTGTCGTAATAATATCCTTCGCTAGGTAGAACCACTTCTTCCCAAGGGAAGACTTGGTCTTCTGGCATCGCCAGAACCTTCTCCAAGGCATCCAACTCAGGTGAAGGCGCGGGCGCCGGAGCTGGAGATGCGGGCTTCACTTGAGACTTCTCTTCGGCCATGATATACTCCTACTAATTTGAATTATCTAAACTATTTACTACGAATTACTGAAGGTCGAATGTGACGAAATCGTATGATAATACTAGACTGACCAATTTCAGCTCTGAGCTTTCATATGACAGAGGTGAGTGAGATAGCTGCTTTGGCCATGCACCGTGAAGAGTGAATGCTTCTTCAACTCCAGCACCGTCATTGAATCCTGTGCCATCTGTCAAGGCGAATGAAGCTCTGAATTTGTAACTGTTGGCTGGTTGAATACCGGTTGCTGGTGTCCATACCTTATCTTGCCACTGCTTCAAATCATCAAAGACGCCAACCACATCATAAAACTCTATTGAAACATCTTCCCAGTTCACCATCTTGGCGAACTTATACTTTAAAGATGCGCCGTTTACTACTTCTTCTTCAACAGAGAACCCAGGCAGGCTAAGGCTCTTTGCATATAATAATGTGGCGCGATTAATTCTGATATCTGGTGAGCCTAGAGTGACGATTTGCCATCTATGAGAACGAAGGATCTCTACTTGGCTGTTGGGTTCATTATTCCCGCCAGCACCACCACCTATGTTGAAACCTGGCATATTTTAGATACCCCCAGGATCAACTACTTTGGATTTATTGATCCTTGGTTGCGCGGTCGTAGCGCATTATGACTTCAACCAGCTGAATTTCAGAATTGGTGTAATCCAAATCCATCCAGTTGGTCTGCTGAGGCCAAACACCGTTTAGCGTCCAAAGCTCAGTGGGCTGTCCAGCGCCGTCAGTCATGCTAAGCTGTGCCTGTGCGGCCTTATACGCGTTAGGTGGTGCAACCACTACTGGGCCACCGCCACTGTTAAGACCGCTAGTTGTAACCTTTGTAACCCACTTGAATACCTCATCTGACACGTTTGGATTCTGTTCTGCGTCATAGAAGGTAATCGTGATGGGATCCCACGACTGCTTACCGGCGAAGTACGCCTGTTCCTGATCGTGGTGCATAATGGCTTCTTCATACTTGAAGTTCGGTCTTGAAGCCTTCTGCAAGAACAATAGGGCTTCCTGCGCGACAGGCCCGATGACCTGGAAGAGCCACCGATGCTTACGGCGCGTCTCTGTGACGTTGTTCGGCTCGTTGCCGCCGCCACCGCCCCCAATGTTAAATCCTGGCATCGCTATGCTCCTCTATTAGATGACTTGGGTCGTAGCTCCCACCACACCAGCGGCGGCGAGCACTTCCTCAGCCGAGAAACTTGCATCCGTACGCAGGATGACAAGGTTCAATACAATGAATTCAGCAGCCTTCGTAGGCTTGAGCAGCACGGACACGTGCAGCTCGTTACGATCGATGGTCTCCGGCGTATTGTTCGTGTCGTCGCAGATGACCTTGAAGGCCGTCAAGCCACGCCGAGCCATTACGTCCTGGAGGAACGGAGTTATAGATGCCCGAACTTCCGCGAAGAGCAACCGGTCGATGGGCTCGAAGAGGAAGAACCTCAGGAGCCGGACCAGATTCTTCTTGAGGAAGATCAGCAACATGCGGACGTTGACTCGATCCAGAGCCGTCTGGCGGCGCTGGAGTGTTCTCTGTCCGAAGACCGTGATACCATCCTGTGGGAAGTTGACAATCGGATTTACCGCGTTGCCAAGACCATACATCAGATCGCGCTCGCCCTGCGTCGCGTTGAACTCTACGTCCAAAGCGGTGAGTAGATGTCCTCTCTGGAGGCCGGCAGGAGCGAACCACTGTTCGCGGACCCTAGCGGTTCTGGAGAAGACGCTGGCGACGAAGCCAGAAGGCGGAACGAACAGTTCCGTCGCGTCGAACTGATTGAAGATCTTGATCCAAGGCCAGTACAGAGCACCATAGCTCGAGTTGATGGCCTGAGCCAGATCGCTGAAGAGCATACCGTTATGCCAGTCCACGACTTGCTGAGGACGTAGGCCGAACGGAGGATCAACGATGTAGAGCATGTCACCACGGCTCTCGCAGAGCTGGAGGCCCTGTCCGATTACAGCACCTGAGCTGTTGCCGGGGATGAGTAGCAGGTTCACATCGAACACTTCAGGGTTCTGGAAGTTGAACATTCCTGACGACGTGGCAGGATTGCCAATAATGGCGGCATCCAGCGCACTCGCGAAGACCGCTGAAGGGGGAATGCCGTTCTGGCCACCCACGAAGAATGGGTCAACCGGGGTCGGATTCCGAACCTCATAGGTCAGCGGATCGGACGGATCGTTGTTCAAGAAGGCAGGGCGCTCTTCCCAATTATAGAAGGCGTTGCCGTTAGCTCCGCCGATTGAGCTTCCAGGATTTACGACGTTGGCAATGTAACGAGAGTCGGTCTTGTCGAAGCTGACGTTGTCCACGCGGTCAAGCTGGATCGAGCCCTGGAAGACCTGGATCGTGTACTTATTACCAAGGTTGTTGAATGGGCTGATGTTGACCTTCAGTCCGTTCACCCATGTGCCGGGTGAGGTCGCCACGAGCCATCCTACAATGTTCTGGAAGTAGGCAGTGTCGGCAGCGCACTGAGCGCTCGCCGGGTTCAATTCGCAGCTGTAAGGCACTGCGGGAGTCACATGGCCCTGTTCAGGCAATGAGACTCGGGCGTCCGAGAAGCCGCGATAATTCCGCGTGTAAGGGAATGGAATATCAAGCTCTTCGGCGAACTTCAGAGTCTGAATGTTCGAGAAATTAGCCATCATCTGCAGATTGGAAGTCTCATCAGCATCGGATGATACGATCAGCACTCGCTGATCGCCGGCTGCCACAGTCAGCAAGATGGCTTCGTAGTACCGGTGAGTATTGAGCACGCCACCGGCATGCAAGGCATTCGCGACCGATAGCGCGGACTGACCCAAGATGTCGGGGATGCTGGAGTTCAGAGTCGTAGTCGCGTTTGGTCCGATCGACAAGATCTTCACCCGATCGTTCTGGGAGGAGATGTTGTACGGGCCAGGCTGTCCAGAGAGCAGGTAGCTCCGAGGAATGTCGAACACGAACTGTGAAACACCAACGTGGAGCGCGAACGCTTCAGTGCTCATTAGCTGGATTCTGCTTCCGGGATCCTTTGTCACGATCTGAGGTGCACCACCGACATTTTCGGCGATGAAGTCGACCGAGGCACCAACCAACGTGTTGAAACCAGCCACGAATGCATCGGTGGTGTTGTAGACCACGGTTCCGAACGTGAAGGAAGCAGGTGAGCTCGCGATACCTTCAACCTGGATCGCGAACGTGCGATTGTCAGGGTGAGTCAAGAACGTGAAAGTATCACCGGCTTCAAGAGCAATACCGTTCAGGACCTCAAGAGTGGCAGTCAACCCTACATCATCAGCGCCCACGCCAATCGCGAAGGGCTCCGACAGGTCGGTTGTCATGCTCTCAACGAGAGTTCCGGAGTTGGTAGTAGCGCCGTCAGAGTTCCGGACGATCTGGAAGGTAGCCCCGTTGAGGGTGGAGCTTCCGCCAGTAGGATCTGGAGCGCCAGTGATTACCATCGTATAACTATCCTCGACGGCACCAGTGTATGTGCCGGCGAAGTGCAGAGTAGCTTGCGTCACACCAGTAGTCGGAGTTGCCGCCACAGGTCCGATGATCGTGCTCTGGTCCATGTTTACTGCAGTCTGGGCCAAAGCATGTCCGGTCATGGTCGCCAAGCTTCCGAGGTTAATCGTGGTCAGCGACAGGACGTTACCGTTAAAGACGGCATTCGCACCAAATGTGGCGCCGCTTGCAACCTGCCAGAAGACGTTCTTAGCCTGGGCTCCACCGGTCAGGACTACGTTAGAAGACGCGCCGGTC